GTACAGCAGCAACCCCTGTAGGAGCTGGATCTAGTATCTATTTCTTAACTAAGAAAGGATCATTTTCTGGTGTTAGAGAATATGTAACCCAAGAAGATATTAATATAAAAGATGCTGCTGATACTACAGTTCATGTTCCTAGATATATAGAAAATGGTGTATTCAAGATGGCAGTTTCTACTAATGAAAATGTACTTGTCTTACTAGGAACAGATAGTCCAAATAAACTTTATGTTAATCGTTGGTTATATGGAAACAACTTTGAAAAGGTATTAAATTCTTGGTGTACTTATACATTTAATTCTGCAAAAACAATTAGAAATATAGATTTTATTGACACTGATTTATATTTAGTAGTTGAAGAAGCTAACGGTACAACATTAGAAAAGATTCCATTTGAAGCTGACTACAAAGAAGCTAATGCTGATTTTGAATATCATTTAGATCATAAAGTTACTGAAGCAACTACAGGTGTTTCTAAAAGTTATAGCAGCTCTACTGGTCTAACTACATTTACTCTTCCTTATAGATTAAATGGAGACATGAATATTGTTGGTAGATATTTAGGTTCAGGCGAAACAAGTACTTATGTAAATGCTCAAGGAGCAACAGTTAATTTAAAGCCTGGTCAAACTCTACAAACTACAAATACATCTAACGGATCTACTGCCACTATTACTGCTACAGGTGATTTTACTAACAGTAAGTTTATTGTTGGTGAACCATTTGAAATGCACTATAGATTTAGTCAGCAACGATTAACTCAAGGAGAAGGTGCTGGTAGTGAATTAATTAGTGGAAGACTTCAGCTACATCATTTTTATATTAAGTATGAGGATACAGGCTTCTTTAAAGTAGAAGTAACACCTGACCATAGAGATACAAGTACACATACTTTTAGTGGAAATGTACTTGGTGCTGCTTCCAGTACGATTGGTTCTATTAATTTAGCTACAGGAATGTTCAGAGTCCCTGTAATGAGTAAAGCTGATAGGGTCAATATTGATATTAAAAACAATACATTTTTACCTACACAGTTAGCTAGTGCTGAATATGAGGCTATGTTCCATATGAGATCTAGAAGGATTTAATGGGGCATCTAAGGAAATCTACCGTTACTGATTTGAATTATGTCATTGATAATTTAAGGGTTTTAGATAAAGTTGAAGCTTATTATCAAACCGGAGAACAACCGGAAGAAGCTGTTAGAAGGACATATTTATCATCTAAAAAAGTAATGACAATTGCTGGTGATGATGATCAGCCAATGGGTTTATGTGGAGTAATAGTTAATGGTGTTATATGGATGGTTGCTACTGAAGAATTATTTAGTACAAGAAAATATAAGATTCAATTAATAAGAGAAGGAAGAAAGTGGATAGATAATCTTTTGCAAAAGGAGAATGTCTTATATAATTGCGTATATGCAGAGAATCGTTCTGCAATTAAATGGTTAAAGGCACTCGGCTTTACCTTTGTTAAGCTCCATTCTGAATACGGTCATATGAAGAAACCCTTTTTTGAATTTGTGAGGATAGCTTAAATGTGCGTTTTTGCTGCTGCTCCTGCTTTAGCTGCCGGTGCCGGTGCCGGTGCTGCTACAGCTGCTACAGCCGCTGCAGCCGCCGCACCTGTTGCTGCTAGTACAGGTTTATTTGGATTGGGTGCAGGAGTAAGCAATATGTTTCTTGCACAGTTAGGTATATCAGCTTTAACAGCTGGTCTTCAATATGTGCAACAGCAGAAGGTAGCAAACTATCAATATGAAGCAGCACAAAGAGCAGCTGAATCAGCTAACCAGGCTTTTATAGATCAACAAGAAGGTTTAAATGCAAGACTAAGAGAAGAAAAGCAAGCAGCAGAACAACAGAAATTTGATGTAGTAAGAAAAACTCTTCAAGCAAAAGGAGCAATCAGAGCAACAGAAAGAGCAGGTTTAACTATTGATTTATTATTAGCTGATGCAGAAAGAGAAAAAGGTAATTGGACTAATGCTTTAAACCAGACGATTCAATCAGCTGATAGGCAATACACAAGAAACTTAAAGCAACTAGAAGCACAAAGAGAAGGAAGACAAAACCAAGCAATTGATCTGTATAACACTGCTTCTTCTAATGCTCCTTCTTTATTAGGAACTATCGCTAACGTTGCTAATACTGGCCTTTCTAATTACACAACTTATAAAGCTTTAGCCAAATGACTAACAGTTTCAGACCACAAGCATCTCCAGTAGATACCTTTGTCTCTCCTAGTACCGTAGCTCCTACTACTGGGTTTGATCAGTTAGTTAACGCTCTTCAAACTGTTAACCCTTCTATTAATAAATACTTTGACTCAAGGATTAAAGAAGAAATCACAAACGAACAAGTAGAAGGAATACAAATAGCAGAAGAAGAAGCCAAGCAAGGTTTTAAAAAATTAACTTCTACAATTAGAAAGAAAGACGGAGATGAAGTTGCTAGACAATTAGTAGGTGGAAGTATCTTTGCTCAAAGTGCTTATGAAAAACACAAAGCAAAATTACTTGGACAAAGTATTGAAAGTGAAATAAGTAATTTTTATCAAACTAAAACTTTTACGACTACAAATGAATATGGAGAAGAGATTCAAAAACCTATACATCATTTTCCTGTAAGTTCTCCTGAATATCAAGAGTTTCTTAAAGAGGCTGCTGGACTAGGTGCAGGTGGACTCCAAGGTATTAGAGATAAAAATATAATTGAACATTTCAGCCCTTATCAACAAAAAGCTTTTCAAACTATTACTAAACATCATCTTAAACAACACAATGAATTTAATTTTAGGAGAACTAACAACCAAGCAACAGCTACTTTATTAGCAGGTTTTCTTAAGAGCAAAGAAGGCAATCAAACAGAAGCTTTAGCTGATATAGAAGAATGGGTACAAGACAATGTTGTATTAGGACTTCCTTCTGATAAACAAACTAAATTCTGGCCAAGTTTAATTGATTCAGGAAAAAGTATTGCTGCTCAAATTTATGCTGAAACTGGAAACATAAACGATGCTCAAGAGTTCATTAAAATGTTTAGCAATATTAAATATGGACCAAAAGAAAAACAAAAAGACGGTAAATATAAACAAAGAACATTAAAAGAACATCCTAAGTTTGGAACATTAATGTTTGAACAAAGTAGAAAACTTTGGAAAGCAAAAAAAGAAGATGACGAAAGACAAGCAGATCAAGAAAAGGCAGCTGAAGAATTTGCAATTAAAGAATTAATTTTAAAATATGGAAAAAAATCTACAGGAGAAGAAGGAAAAGATATGTTGGAAAGAATTGTGGAGGTTTTTCCAAATAGAAAAGAATTTGTTCTTGAACGAATTGAATTAGCAGAAGCAGATAGAACACCAGCTTTTAAAGCTCTTGCTGGTGCAGTTCTTAGCGGTGATTATGATAATAATCCTTCTCAGCTTTATAGAGATCTAGCTCAAATAAGAAGAGATATTGGAGAAGCAACTTTTACAGATGAAGATGAAAAGAACTATGGAATAGTTTTTGATGCAATGGAAAGAAGAAGAAAAGGAGATTACGCAGATTTCAACAGAGATATAAGAGGAGTATTACAAAGAATTGCTGGAGAATTAGGTGCTGATGATCCAGAAAACTTAGGATGGGGAGCAGCAAAAATTGACTCTCAAGAGGCTAAAGAGTTTAGAAGAATACAAAGAGAACTTCCTAGAAAATTTAAAGATTTTATTCAATTCACTACTGATCCTAATGATCCAACAAGGATGTTAAATAGAAGTCAATTGGAATATGAAACAGAATTAAGAAGATTGGAGGATTTTTATATAGATAAGATAGAGAAAGACAGAGCAAAAAGAAAACAAGGAGGCGGTTCAAAAGGTTCAGTGACTATTACACCCAACAAGCCAGGAGAATCAACAAAAGGAGACAATAAAAAAGAAGAAAGCTTTGTTGATAAGCTTCTTAGTTCAGTAACACCTGGAGGAACTTCGCCAGCAGCAGCTGGAACATTAGAAGATAATTTAAATATTTATACAGTAAAAGAAGGAGATAATTTATCAGCCATAGCTGATGCTAATAAAATTGAAGTAACAGATCTTTTGGAAACAAATAACATTACAGATGCAGACTTTTTACAAATTGGTCAAAAACTAATAATTCCAGATCCTAAACCAAAATTTATGGACAAATATAAAGGTAAAGCAATTCCTGATTTTGGTGGACTAGCAGCCTTAGTAAGAAGTGGTGAATCCAGAGGTCATGGTGCTTATAACGCTTTCAATAAGGGTTCAACAGATACAGCAGGGACAATGGATATAACAAGTAAAACAATAGCTGAAATGGAAAAGTTACAATCTGATGGAGAAGTTTATGCTGTTGGTGCTTATCAATTAACGCCAGGTGTCTTAGCTGAAGTTAGAGAATATGCAGGTATTGAAGCAGATGCAATTATGACACCAGCGGTACAAGATAAATTATTCTCAGCATTAATATTAAGTGGCAATAAAAAACCTGTACTAACAAATTACTTGTTAGGAGATAGTGATGATTTAAGAGCAGCGCATGAAGCTCTTGCTAAGGAATTTGCAGCACTTCAAGGACCAGACGGTAAAGGATATTACGATAATGATAAAGCTGGCAATTCTGCCAACATACCTGCTGAAAAAGTAAGGGAAGCCCTTATTAAGGCCCGTAAAACCATTTCTGGTAAATAAAAATGCCAACACCAAAAGAATTATTAGAGGATTCCTCTCTTTTCACTCAAGTGGATTCACTTGGAAGTGGATCAGATGAAATAGATTTTTCTGAATACGATGGTCTTTTTACAAATACCCAAGGTGTTGTTGATTGGAACCAAAAGCTAGATCAAGCAAATTCAATCAATAGATTTGGTTTAGACAGTATTCCTGTTTCTTCTGATGAAGAAGTAGATGTTACCAAGACAAATTCAGCATTAAGACAAGTAGGTGGATTAGGTCTTGAGATAGGAGCAGGGATAACAACAGATCAATTAACTGCTCCCTTACTTGTAGCTCCTGTTCCTGGTGCTCGAATTGCTTATGGAGTTATCAACTTTGGTTCTGGATATGCTTCTAATGTAGCTGCACAAAAGATTAGAGGAGATGAGTTTAGTTATGGAGAAGCAATAGCAGCTGGTCTATTTCAAATGATCCCATTCGGATCTACTGGTAAAGGTGTTAAAGGTTTAGCTGGTGCAGGTCTTCAAGGTGGTGTTACAGCTGGAGGAGAAACCACAGTTAGAACAGCTATTGATGAACAACGATTACCAACAGCAGGAGAGTTTAATACAGCAGCAACAATTGGAACTGTTTTTGGTACTGGCTTTAAAGGATCAGTAGATTTTCTTGGATCACTTTCTAAAAAATTCCAAGGCAAATCAGCAGCAGAAATAGATAGTCTTATAACAAATGAAGATAAATCAAAGTTAGAAGAACTATTAAAAAATGCTGATAGTGACGAAGCTAAGAAAATTGCTAAAGGAATAAGAGAAGGTGATATTGGATTTACAGATGCAGATGGGTTGATTGATGAAATAGTTGATGGAGCTACTTATGAGCAACTGATTAATACAAAGCTTCAACCATTTCAAGGTCTAGAAGAAGGAGGTATTGGTAAAAAAAGAAGAGGTGCAGAATACCTTAAAAAAAGAATACTTAAACAGTTTCCAGTTAAGGGTGCTGATCCTATTGATGCAGAAGAAACAGTCAAATTTATAGATAAGTTTGCAGATCGCTTAGATGATGTATCTATTTCAGTAACAAATAAGATAGGTCCACAAGGGCGTTATAACTTTGCTACAAACTTAATTCAAATAAGACAGAAAACTATAGATGAAGGTGAACTGACTGACACTATGATCCATGAGTTATGGCATAGTCTTTCAAGATATTTACCTAAAAAAGATTTAGATAAATTAAATAAGGATTTCCAAGTTGAAAAACTTGACTACCTTACTAATTTAAACAAGAAAATTAAAGATAAAAGTTTATCTAAAGGACTACTCGTAGAATACACAAATGAACTTAATATGTTTAAAAAAGGTACAGGATATACAGCAGAAAACTATAGATATAAAGATATAGATGAATTTTTTGCAGAAAATCTTAAAGATATATCTCTAGAAAGACTAGACGACGACTTAGAACTTGCCCCTTCTGGTACTTGGAAAAGGATTACACAAGAAGTTTCTTTATTTATTAGAGATTTATTTGTCAGCCTTAAAGCTAAATTAGGTGGTCCACAATCTCAAAGAATATATAACGACTTTCTTAAAAATAAGAATGTAGTTAAGCAAAGAAAAGGACCATTAGATTCACCAGAATTTGATGAAGCTATTGAAGGTTCTATTGAAGGTATGGCAGGAGATATAAGACAAGCAAAAGTAGAAAGTCAAACAAAAGACTTACCAGACTTACCAGGTAAAAAGAAGAAGAAAAAGAAACAAGACTTAGGTGATGAAACTATTCTTCCTAACCAAGTTAATCCTGATCAAATTGGTAATACACCTAGCCAAGTTCGTTTCTTAGAGAAAGTATTAAGAGGAGCAAAAACATTAGAAGAAAATGGTTTTTATAGAGTTAAAACAACTGAAGACCAAACAGATGAAGTAATTCAGCTATTACAGGATTCTCCTGCATTAAAAGAAAAAGCTAAATTAATGGCACAGATTTATAAATTAATTCCGACAGATAGTTTAAATAGAGCATTAGCAGAATATGTAACTCTTACTAATCAACGTATAGCAAATACAAATGGCAGTTTAATTGAGGCACTAGGCACACTTGGTAACCCACAACAGATAGAAGACTTATCTGAACAATTAATAAAAAACTTTGATGATTTAGATGAATGGTTACGTTTAGGGATGCCTTTACGTTCTGAAGCTGGTAGAGGTCTTGGTGCTTTGGCTGTTCCTACTAAAGGAATAGAACCTGAAGAATGGTTAAAACTATCTCCTAATGAAAGATATAGGTTTAACAAAGCTCAAAGTGGTGATGTAAATATTGCTACTGGTCATTCAAGTGTCAAACTAAAAAACTTACAAGAAAACATTAGAAAGGCAGTAGCTGAAGGAAAAGAATCAGGTGATTTTAGTAAGTTAAATAAGCTTGTTAATACTGTTAAACGTGCTAAGGGCAATCCTGAAAAGCTAGAAAAATTAGTTGGAATGGAATTGTTAGACAGAATCCTTGATCCAAATACTTATTTAAGACCTTTAAATGAAGTACTAATAAATGCTGTTTTATTCTCACCAACAACACAAGAAATAAACTTTGTATCTAATGCTTTAGAAGCTTATATGGCTCCTTTAGAACTTGCTTTAGATCCAAAAAACATAATAGATCCTGGTCAATTAAGAATGGCAAAGGAACATTTTATTGCTATGCACAGTGATTTTAATTTTGCATTAAAAGCATTTCAAGAATCATGGCAAAAACAAGAAAATGTACTTGCTCCTGGTCGTATTAAAAGTGATTTTGAAGACCGTTTTGTTATTAGTATGGATGATGAAGGTTTAACTTACGGTGATAATTTTAGACAAAAACTTCTTGCTGATTCTATTAATTTCTTTGGTGATTATATAGTCAGACCTTCTGGAAGATTTATGGGGTCAATGGATGCGTTGTTTATGTCAGGAGCACTAAGAGGTTCTTCTGTTAGTCGTGCTTGGTTAGGAGGATGGGAAAAAGGTTTAAGAGGTCAAGAATTAGCTGACTACACAAAGAAACATTCAGGTGTAGTATGGGAATCTATTGTTAAGAGAAGTGGTAAAGGTATTACTGATGATGAATCAGCTGAAATATACGAATCAGTAAGAGAGTTTGGGAAAAGAAGTACCTATACAGAAGACATTAGAACTGATGGATCAGTTGTTGGGCCTATTGCAAAAGGAATGCAAGGATTGGCATCAATACCTTTAGTTAGAAGATTCCAGCTATTTACCAGATCACCAGTCAACATTATTAAACGAGGATTTAGAAGGACTCCTGTTTTAAATATGATGATGAAAGAATTTAGATACGATTTACTTGAAAGTCCAGATCCTTTTGTCAGGAAACAAACTAGAGGACAACTAGCCTTAAGTGTTTTGGCTACTGGTGGTTTTGTTGGTTTAATACATGGTCAAAACTATATGAAGGTAGAAACTCAAGACGTAGTAAAAAGGAGAACAAAAGCAGGTAATCCTCCTAATATTGTCTTAACTGGTGGTGGTCCTGATACTTCAACAAGTGCAGGTAGAGAACTTTACTGGAGTCAGTGGAAAGATGGATGGAGACCATATAGTTATGCCAAACTTCAAAAGAATGAAGATGGTACTCCTCAAATTGATGCCAATGGAAACTATCAATATATTCATCATTCTTACAAGAGATTAGATCCTCTTTCTAGTTGGATTGGCTTCTTAGTCGATATGCACCAAGTAGAAGAACATATGACTGATGGACAATATCAAGAAATGATGGGTGCTTTTATGGTTGCTTTTGGAAGAAACTTTACTGATAGAACTTTTATGCAAGGTATAGGTGATGCAGCAAACTTTTGGCTAAACCCAGGAAGAGCAGAAAAATGGTTATCTCGTCAGGCTGCAAGTAATATTCCTCAAAGTAATCTTTGGCGATATATGAAAAGGTTGCCAGGTGATTTACTAGAAATGAAAGGATTGCCACCAGAAGAAATAGAAAGATGGCAAGTAAAACCAGATATGACAGTAAGACCTGGGGATAAAGAATTTGGTGGTTTAGCAAGCTCTTTAAATAATCTCAGTGCAACTGTTCCTGGTTATGGAAAAGGTTTACCACCTCAAAGAGAGCACATTACAAATAAATTTATTACTTATCCAAAAAGATATGGTCCTGATGTTTTGAACTGGGTTGAATCAAGTCCAACTAGAAATATACCAATACTTTCAGAATTAAAAAAACTAGGTCAAATATTACCTGAACCACCAGATACTATTAGTCATTCCAATAAAACAATGAGAGAAAACAGTGTTCCTTATAAATTAAATGGAACGCAATATGATGAATTGAAGTATTTAGTTAACACAATTGAAAATCCAAATACAGGATTTACGTTAGAAGAAGCATTAATGGATTACACAAAAACACAAAATTACAAAGAAAACATGGCAATTATTGAAAGCCAAGACACTCCTTTGGAAGTTCCTGATGCTGTTAGCAGAATAATGGATTCTACAGATGGCTTTAATAGCATCAATCAAATGTATATTCAACAAGGCATTGATAAGTGGATTGAACTAACAGGGGAAGGTGCGTACAATAAGCAAGTAGAAATTAAACGTGAAAATGATTTTAAATATTTAGAATTACTAAATAAAGCCCGCCAAGAATCTGAACTTAACCTTTCTCCTAATTAACCATCATGGCAACTAACACAACAAACTCTTTTACCAATCACACTGGTAATAATACCGCTGGTCCTTTTTCTATATCTTTTGATTACTTAGCTGAGTCAGAAGTAGTAGTAACTGTTGGTGGAGTTGTTAAAACTCAAACAACCCATTACACCTTCCCTAGTGCAACAACCATATCGTTTACTTCTGGTAATCATCCGGCTAACTCAGCAGTAATAAAATTCCAACGTAATACAAGTGTTAGTAGTAAGAAGGTAGATTTTCAAGATGGAAGTGTTCTTACTGAAGCTGATTTAGATAGCAATACAAATCAACTCTTATATGGTTTCCAAGAGTTCTTAGATGATGGGCCGATTACTGAAGCTGATTTATTAGATGAAGATAATATGGCGAGTAACTCAGCTACAAAAGCTGCTACTCAACAGTCAATTAAAGCTTATGTAGATGCTAGTTCTGAAGTTACAAACCTAAGTTACACAGCAGGGACAAGAGAACTTGCAAGTAGTACAGGTACAAACGTTAATTTACCGGAAGCAACAACAAGTAATGCCGGATTACAATCTAGTTCTGATAAAACCAAGTTAGATGGTATAGAAACTTCAGCTACAGCAGATCAAACAGCAGCAGAGATAAGAACCTTAGTTGAATCAGCTACTGATAGTAATGTTTTTACAGATGCTGATCATACAAAGCTAAACGCTATAGAAGCTAGTGCTACTGCAGACCAGACAAATGCAGAGATAAGAACAGCTGTAGAAGCAGCTTCAGATTCAAACGTATTTACTGACGCTGACCATACAAAATTAAATGCAATAGAAGCTTCAGCTACAGCAGATCAAACAGGAGCAGAAATCAAAACTGCTTATGAAGCTGAATCAAATACTAATGCTTATACAGATGCAGAAAAAACAAAGCTTAGTGGTATAGCTGCTTCAGCTAATAACTATTCAATATCTTCTGACTTATTAGATGAAGATAATATGGCTAGTAATTCTGCTACCAAGGCAGCTAGTCAGCAATCAATCAAAGCTTATGTAGACGGAGCAACAGGTACAGCAACAAACTTAAGTGCTACTGCTAACGGTACTTCTTTAACTGTTGAATCTAGTTCTGGTAATAACGTAAGTCTTCCAGCTGCTACTACTTCAGCTTGGGGAGTAATGAGTGATGATGATAAAACTAAATTAGATGGAATAGCTTCTAACGCAAACGTAGGTCTTACAGATCTTGTTGGTGACACTACTCCTCAGTTAGGTGGAAACTTAGATGTCAATAGTCAGGATATTGTTTCTACTTCTAATGGTGATATTGATCTAGATCCTAATGGTTCAGGTAAGGTTGTATTCAAAGGAAACGCTACTAAAGGTTCTGGTCAATTTAAACTTAATTGTGAAAATAACTCTCATGGAATAGTAATAAAAGGACCACCTCATAGTGCAGCTGCAAGTTATACGTTAACCCTTCCTAATACAGATGGTTCTGCTAACCAAGTCCTAAAAACTGATGGTAGTGGAAATTTAGATTGGGTTGCTCAAACTACAGATACCAATACACAATTATCTAACGCAGAAGTTAGAACTGCTGTTGAAGCCGCTACAGATTCTAATGTCTTTACTGATGCTGATCATACAAAGTTAAACGCAATAGAAGCCAGTGCAGACGTAACTGACGCAACAAATGTCAACGCAGCGGGTGCTGTAATGAACTCAGATCTTGCTACTAAAGGTCAGATATTAATAGGAGATGGTTCAGGTGATCCTTCTGCTTTAAGTGTAGGCACTAATGATTATGTATTAACAGCTGATAGTTCAGAAGCTACTGGTATTAAATGGGCTGCTGCTGCTAGTGGTGGAATAAGTAATGTTGTAGAAGACACTACTCCTCAGTTAGGTGGAAACTTAGATGTTCAAGCTCGTGAAATTACTACAAGTACAGCTAACGGTAATATTGTTCTTAATCCAAACGGTGAATTTGGTGTAGTCAGAATTAAAGGTGATAGTACTAATACTGTTGATGGAACACTAGAACTTAGGTGTTCTAGCGATTCTCATGGTGTAAAGATAAAATCACCACCTCATAGTGCAGCCCAAAACTATACGTTGACTTTGCCATCCAGTATTGTAAACGGTGCTTTCTTAAAAACAGATTCTAATGGTGGCTTAAGTTTCGCAACACCTACAGATACCAATACCCAATTATCTAACGCAGAAGTCAGAACTGCTGTTGAAGCAGCTTCTGATAGCAATGTATTTACTGATGCTGATCACACTAAATTAAACGGTATAGCAGCTAGTGCTAATAACTATGTCCACCCTAATCACTCTGGAGAAGTTACTTCAACAGCTGATGGGGCAACAGTTATTGCAGATAATATTGTTGATGAAGCTAATTTAAAAGTAAGTAATGCACCTACTAATGGTTATTTCTTACAAGCTCAATCAGGTAATACTGGTGGTTTAACTTGGGCTGCTGCTTCTGGTGGTGGTGGAGGTCTTACATCTGACGCACAAGGAAACACAGTTGGAGGTAGTAATGCCGGTGATAGTTTTACTGGTACTGATGCAGAAAATAATACTCTTATTGGTAAAGATGCAGGTACAGCTATCACGACTGCAGATCATAACTCTGCCTTGGGTTGGGGAGCTTTAGATGCTTTAAGTACAGGAAGCAGTAACACTGCTATTGGTCAGAATGCACTTGGAGCAGCAACTACTTCTAGTACAAATACCGCTGTAGGTGCAGCAGCGATGGCTGGTACAACTACAGGTGGTTCTTGTACTGCGGTTGGATATGGAGCTTTAACTAATAACACTACAGGACCAGAATGTACGGCTGTTGGATATGAAGCTTTAAATTCAAACACTACAACGGATAGAAATACTGCTGTTGGATATCAAGCTGCAAAATCCGTAACTACTGCTGGATGGACAACGGCTGTAGGTTGGAAAGCTTTAGCCGATGATACTGCTGGTTCTTCTACCGCTGTAGGTGGTGGAGCATCAGCTCAAGGAAATCATAATAGTTGTACGGCAGTTGGTTATAAAGCTTTATATGGTGCCTCTGGTGGACAAAATGCTAATTCTGTAGCTGTTGGAGTTAAAGCGTTAGAGAATGCTAATGCTGCTAATAATAACAACACAGCAATTGGATTTGAAGCAGCAGATTCAATTACTTCAGGTACAAACAATATTATTATTGGCGCTAATGCAGATGCCAGTGCGGCAACAGTTTCTAACGAAATAACTTTAGGTGATAGCAATATTACCAAGTTCAGAATACCTGGACTTAACTTTGTAATTAAAGATACAACAGCTACTGACAATTACGTCCTAACAGTTGACGCTAACGGAGAAGCAGGTTGGGAAGCTGCCGCTGGTGGTGGTGGTGGAGCCTCCACTGGGGAAAGTTATGTTTTAATCAAAAATGGCGCTACTGCTAGTGATACTGGATCTACTACGATTGCCGGATACCAAGCTGGAGAAAGTCTTACTGGAGGTGCTTCTAATACATTCTTTGGAAATCTAGCTGGTAAAGAGGTAACTAGCGCAACTGGAGTTACAGCGATTGGAGCGCAAGCACTTGAACAGGAAACCACAGTTGGATACACCACAGCAGTAGGCTACAAAGCTGGACAAAACAACACAGCCAACTGGAATGTTGCGGTAGGTGCTGAATGTATGATGGCCTGCACTACTGGTAATGACAATACTGCTATTGGTGGAATGGCTCTGAGATCTACTACTACTGGATCAGGGAATGTTGCGGTAGGTGAATCAGCATTAAAACTCTCAACTACCGGAATCGACAACACTGGCTTAGGTAACCAAGCTGGAAATTCAATAACAACTGGTAATTATAATACAGCAGTTGGTGCTAATGCTTTAACAAGTGTTACCACTGGATTTCAAAACTTAGCTTTTGGAGCTAGTGCTGCTCAATACGCAACAGGAGCCTCTAATGCAGCTTTTGGATATAAAGCTTATAAAGGTGTAAGTGGTTCAACCACTGGAAGCAATAACTGCTCGTTTGGTGAAAAGAACTTAGAAAACGCTACTACTGCTGGTAATACAACTTCTATTGGTTACAGGGCTGGTAGATATATAACGACTGGAAACGACAATACTTGTATAGGCGCACAAGCAGGTGATGCTCTTACCACAGGTTCTAACAATTTAATACTTGGACATGATGCAGCAGCTAGTGCAGTTGATGTAAGCAACGAAATAACTTTAGGTGATAGCAACATTGCAACCCTACGTTGTCAAGTGACAAGTATTACTGCACTTTCTGATAGAAGAGATAAGACAGATATTAATACTTTAGATCTAGGATTAGACTTTATTAATTCTCTTAAACCAGTCAAATTTAAATGGGATTCAAGAGAAGGAATAGCAAAAGATGGAACTTATGAAGCAGGTTTTATTGCTCAAGATTTCCAACAAGTACAACAAGATAATGATGCTAATTATCTAGGTTTAGTATTGGAATCAAATCCAGATAAACTTGAAGCCACTCCTGGCAAACTTATCCCTATTCTTGTAAAAGCAATACAAGAGCTTAAAATGGAGGTTGAAACTCTTAAAAACAATGGCTGAACGTACAACAGACGAAGTGGCAACTATCTTCACTAATGCTGGAGATAGCGTCACTGTAATTAACACACTTGCAGCTTTATCATCTTTAACAGATGAACAAAAAGCAGAAATCAAACGCAACGTAGAGCACCTTGAAACTATCAAGGCTTATAAGAAAGAAGATCGTACTACTTCTATCTGGACAACAGAAAACTTTACAGATCAAGATGCTGCAGTAACATTAGGCAAAACTAAATACTAGTTTCATGCCTAGCCCAGAACAAAAGCGTGATGAAATTCAATCACGCTACGATACTAACGTTGCTACATACAACGGTAAACAACAACAGATAAATACTCTGCAAGCAGAAATCAGAAAGCTTGAACCACTTCTTATTGAAGATAATGGTGCTCTTAAAGTGCTTAATGAACTTCTAGCTTCAGAGGAAGATGATACGCAAGATTCTTGACGGAGTAGCTGTTGTAGCTTTCCTCCTATCAGCTTCTATAGCTGGTGGGGGGTACTTTGGTTATAAATATATAACCAGTCCTCAGTTTGAAATAAAAGTAAAAAACAAACTGATGAATGAGTTGAAAAAATCTATGCCAAAGGCAATAGAAAAACAACTTCCAAAAACAACAGGAATAGGTTTACCGTTATGAGTAAACATGACGGACGTGTAACCTTTACACCTCTACATACTTTTGATCATCTTTGTTTAAAAAAGATAGCAGCAGTTAAAGGTGAAACACTTTCTACTGTTACTGCTTATGCCGTTAATCAATGGTTAGTAGAAAACTACGAAAAACATTTAAATTATTATGTTTAAATCTAGTTCTCAACTGCTATCAGTTGTATTAGGTTTTGGCCTTATTGGTAGCAATTTCTTTAGTTTAATGATTCTTGCTCGTAAAGATTCAGGTGTTCCTAATATTGCTAACTTACCTAATACACCGTATTCATCTATTCAAATTAAAAGTGAAAAAGAAGGTAATAAACATAACTGGACTCTTGCAACAAAACAGCATGATCCAAAAACATTAACTGAATGGAAGATTGAAGAAAGACCTGGATTTAAAGGTAAAACTAATACACATATACATAAAGAATCAGTAGCTTATTCAACTCCTGTTATTCAATATCAAGATAAAGGATTAACAGCAAAACAAATTGAGTGCATCAAGAAAAGAGCTCAAGGTGAAAGCAATGGAGAGATGATAGGAACATTAGGAGCTGCACAAGTAACACCTGCAATTACAGGTGTTCCTATTGTTGGTCCTGTCATAGCTGGTATTTTCTTTGGTCAAGCTAGAAGACAAGCAAGTAAAGCTGGTGGTGCAATAGCAGCTGATTGGAATGATTGCTAATGAAATTTATTCTTAACGCTATAGGATCTTTATTTGTTTATAAAAGTCCTGATTCATTAGACGGCTTCTATTCTTTTTATCCTTCTTTTTTAAGACAAAAAACCAGTAGAGAATTAAGAAAATTAGCTGGAACTACTACTCATCACAGTAAAACTATATTGATAAACATGATCATTGATGATCAATGCCAAAAATAAAAATACCAGAAATAAAGATACCTACTGTTGATATTCCTGAAGCTCCTTTCTTTACTCAATACTCATTAACTGGAAATGTACCAGGTTGTAATCCATACCATAGAGATTTAGAGACTTCGCGTAATCCGTCTTTACTATGGGCTGATCCAAATGGTGTCTCTAGCAGCTGCCCAGAAGGTCAAATGCCATCGTTTAACCCTATGAGGTATAACGATCATCAAATACCATATGTAAAACCTACAGCAACAGAAACAAAAGAACCAACTCCACAAATAAAAATACCTCCACCACCTAAACAAAAGAAGAAAGAAGAAAAATTTTTTATTGAATGTCCTGGTCCTTACGATCAACGAATAGGTGATTTTCGTAACGATAAGAAGCTAGAACGTATTAGTGGACATAAGCTTTCAGAAGATGGAAAAACCTGTATTACTCTCTATGAAAACACTAACTTCCGAGACCAATACATTCCCTCTATGCCTGCTGTTACCAACGCTGCTGCTATTGCTTTGGTTGCCGCTAGTACTCCGATATTACTTAATATCGTCAAACCTATTGTGAAGAATCTGGTGAAGAAGTTAACTGGGAAGAAGAAGAAAGAGAATGACGATGAGGTAAAACCTGATTAGGTATCGTTGTTAATACAACATTTTTACAAGTAATAGCATCTTCTCCTATATATTTAACTCCTAATTTCATCTGCTCTGCACATATTTTTAATCTGGCTAAATTTGCTTCTAATTGACTTTTTTGTAATACAAATTCCTGTGTCTTTCGATGTGCTTTTGCAGCGGCTAAACACTCTTCATTAAAACTTTTTCCTAACGGAATTTGAAAACTAAGTGTTGCTCCATAATTAAGATTGTAAGTATTTTGTTGTAATCTTTCCTGTTCTGCTACATATAAAATATTACCTGGATTAATTAAATTACCATCATCATCTTCTCTAGTATCATATATATTTGTTCTACTAGTTGTGCTTCTAGGTAAAGCAAAATTCTCACCCTGAGTAATAAAAGGTGTGAACGCTAATGTAGGTAATTGGCATTGTATTCCATTGCTATACCTATGAGTTGGAAAGTTTCCATTTATCGTCTGGTACCCATTATTAATAACCGTTCCACTACTAGATGCACTAGGAGAACTGATAGTATTATTAGCAAAAGCTGGAGCATTAATTAATACTAATGAGAGAAGATACTTAAGGAAGTTGTATTTGTTTCTGTGTTGATTTCTCTTTGTACCGTTGAAACTGCATCTAGTCCAGGTGCAAGAAAGCTTTCTGTTAGACTGAAACTTTCTCCTGAATTGACAACTCCCCATTCTGGTTTGTTGTCTATATCTGGTGTAACCCATTTAAAGGAAACTCCTCCAACAGTTTGAGTGTCTGTGTAAATAGCATCAGGTGTAATTGATTCTGCATTTGTTATTTGTACGTTATGACCAGAAACTGAATAAGAATAGCCTGATCTGAAGTTCTGAGTAACCACTGTCTCTACGATGGTCTGGACAGATCTAGAAGTACTTTCCATCTGGCCTGTTGTAAAGCGGGGAGTAATACTTCCAGCCTTTACATAGCTAGGACAGACAAGAACTAATAAGAATAACCATCTCATTAGTCAATCTCTAACGACATTGTGCTTTGCATTGTTGCTGTAGTACCGGCTCCCATGTCACTTAACGAAACAGTCATAGCCTGATCACTAGCAAGACTCATAGTTACACTCCCTGGATCACCTCCAGAAACACTTACAGTATCTCCAAAGATAGGTAAAGCAGTTACCACACCATTGGTCACTGTTCCTGCAAGAAGACTTGGTACAGCGTCAGCTTCTAAGTAAGATTCCGAGACGCTAAAGCTATCTCCAGCAGTCGTTACGGTAAAAGACGTGTCATAAGAAACTGTAGGAACACCGTTAGTAATTCCTGCATCTGCTAAATCCAAACTTCCAATAGCTCCACTAACTGTATTTGCTGCAGGAGTTACATTAGAACCTGAAACACTGATGGTAGAACCAACTCTATTTGCTGTTGAACTAGCTCCTACGGTGCTAACTGACACAACAGATTGTAAAGTGTGAGTTATATCTGCTTTAGCAGCAGGTGCCGCTAAGAGAAGCAATAATAAAAGTTTGTTCATGTAAGTCTTCCTGTTTGTGGATCTATTTCTTTTCCAGAAATAGGATCAATCCTTGGTTTTTCTGGCACTAATTTTATAGGAGTCTCAACTTTTATGATGGTATAAGGAACACCATTACTAAACTCTGCTGCTTCTGCTTTTTTCTTTTCTTCATCTGCTTTAGAAGTTCCATCACCCTTTTTTGATGCTGCCTGTACGCCAAAAGAAGCCAAAGCCCCTGTAAACACTGAGGCTACAAAGGTTATATCTTTAGGTGGTTGCTCTCCAAATGCAGGCAAAGTTATATAATTTAAAGAAATGATAAATCCGCTCCAGACAACAACTCCCAAACGCACAAATGTAGACAAAATTACTAATTGTTCCTCTTTATCATCAACTCCTTCTTTTAATTTCTGAAGAGGATTCTTCTTCTTTGGTTCGTTTGCTTGTGGCTCTGGCATGGAAAAAAACAACTGGGCAGTACTAGAATAATAGTAAACCTATAAAAATGGTAGAAGTCATTGCTGCTACTGCTGGTGCTCTTTTAACTGCCTGTTTCGTTAGCGTTGGCAGTGTTTCTTTACGTAACAGACAACAACGTGATGATTTAGTTCGTATCCAAACGTCTGTAGAAGCTTTAGGTAAAAATGTAAGTGATGTTCATAGCGACGTAAAAGATATATACTCAAGACTTAGACACGTTGATATAGAACTCGCCAAATTAACCAAAACACAATAAAACCTCCCTCTACTGCTTTGCGACAAAGGGAGGCTTTATTGGAACCAACGGGGACTTAGGTTCAAGCTAAAAGTAGCAACTAGGTTTACAATTGGAAAGCCCCAGTGATTCATACATAAATGAGCCAATATGATCCTTTTTGGAAAGAAGAAGATGAACGTAGAGTATTAGAAATGGAACAATGGTACGAAAAAGACGGAAGACCAGATCCGTCTCATCCACTACATGCCCTTTACACAAACTTAAATAAAAAATATGGCAAAAGAAGTAATTCTAAATCTTGATTTCTTAGATGAACTTACTGGTAGACCTACTCCAGAAGAAGAGTTTGCTATGGAAAAATGTGTCCTTGACATTAAACAAACAAAGGACATTGATAAAGTAAAAGATTATGCAACTGCCTTTGCTAGACAGTCTCATCACCAGTCTCATTTTATTGCAACTTGTCTAGAAAGAATTGCTTTAACAGAAGCTAAATTAATTAGTAGAAAACATCGTGTTAAACAACCAAAAACAATATGTCAAAAATTTTCTGCTATAAAAGCTATATTATTTGAAAAAGAAAAAACTAATGGACAGTAAAAAGAATAAAGACTTATTAGAAGTTCTTCATACAGAACTAATTAAAGAACTATTAGACCGTATTAGACATGGTGATGCTAAACCTTCTGACTTAAATGTAGCTAGACAGATGTTGAAAGATAATGGCATTGAATGTTTACCAGTACCAGAATCTCCCTTTGGTGATCTCATGGCATCTCTTCCTGACTTAGAAGCTATTCACCCTCTAGAACGTTAGTGTGCAACCTTTACCAGAAAAGCTACAAGACTTTAGATACTTTCTAATTCTTACTTGGAGGCATTTAAACCTTCCTGATCCAACACCAGTTCAACTAGAAATAGCTGAATACCTTCAACACGGACCTAGAAGAAAAATAATTCAAGCCTTTAGAGGTGTAGGTAAATCTTGGATTACTTCTGCTTACGTAGTCTGGAAACTACGGATGAATCCACAACTAAAGTTCCTTGTGGTTTCAGCTTCAAAAGATAGAGCAGATAATTTCTCTACTTTCACAATGAGACTTATAACCGAAATGGATATATTGGCTCCACTACGTCCAGATGGGAACCAGAGGAACAGTAAGATTAGTTTTGATGTAAGACCAGCAAGAGCTGACCATGCCCCTTCAGTCAAGTCTGTAGGGGTCTTAGGACAAATGGCTGGATCTAGAGCTGATGAAGTTGTTGCAGATGACGTAGAAGTTCCTAATAACTCCTTCACTCAACCAATGAGAGACAAACTCTCAGAAGCTGTAAAAGAATTTGACGCAATACTTAAACCAAAAGGAATGATTACCTTTCTTGGTACTCCTCAAACTGAACAATCCCTTTACAACACTTTAGAAGAACGTGGTTATACAACCTGTATTTGGCCTGCTAGATACCCTCCTCTTAAAAATAACTATGGAGATAGACTTGCTCCTAAACTTCACCAAAGGCTCCTAGATGAGCTTGTAAAGCCTAAAGATCCTGTTGACCCAGATAGATTCAACAGCATAGATCTCATGGAACGTGAGGCTTCTTATGGCCGTTCTGGGTTCTCTCTACAGTTCATGTTGGATACTTCCCTATCCGACCAAGATAGATACCCTCTTAAACTTTCTGACTTAATAATTTCATCAGTCAACCCAGAACACGCTCCAGAAAAAGTTATATGGTCCAACTCCCCTGAATACACCCTTCCAGATCTTCCCTGTGTTGGTTTTAACGGAGACAGATACTACAGACCTGCTCAAGAGTTTGGTGATTGGATTGAATATACAGGTTCAGTAATGTCCATTGACCCCTCTGGAAAGGGTAAAGATGCTACTGGCTATGCCATCGTGAAGATGCTTAATGGAAACCTCTTTGTAAGCGATGCTGGAGGGCTTATAGGTGGTTATGACGAACCAGTCCTAGTTAAATTATCCAAATTAGCTAGAGATCACAAAGTTAATACCATCATCGTTGAAGAAAACTTCGGAGGAGGCATGTTTGCTGAACTCCTTAAACCCTACTTAATGCGTTATCACCCTTGTGAAGTAGAAAACGTCAGAAACAACAAGACTAAAGAGTTCAGAATCATAGACACCCTTGAACCAGTAATGAACTCCCACAGACTAATAATCGATAGAAAAGTAGTTGACAAAGACTATCGCTCTAATCCCAACGAAGCACCAGAACGAAAACTAAAACTTCAACTCTTCTATCAAATGTCTCGTATAACCCGTCATAAAGGCTCTCTAGTACATGATGACATCCTTGATGCTCTATCTGGTGCAGTCTCTTATTGGACTGACTACATGTCTGCTGATGAAGATAGAAATATCCAACACAGAAAAGATGAATTACTTCGTCTTCACCTAGATAACTGGGACTCCTCCCTCAACAGAACCATCACCCAAACAGCCTTAGGCATGTCCCTTGAACAGATAAAACAATCTGATACTTCAGACACCTCATTCATAAGCTCCTCTTATTAACCCCCTATATTGGAGAGAGGGGGGAAAGGGGGGTGAGAGGTACAAAGCTAAATAAACAAGACTACAAAAGACTACAAAAGATACTCCACAGGAGAAGCTGATACAGAATCTTTCTTATTCTTCTAAACCACTAGCCAATCCACTTACAATCCTATAACTACTCCTATAACCTCTTATAGCTTTATCCTATAACAGTACCTATAGTCCTCTTAGGTCAGTCTTTAGCTAACCTTCAAGACACTTCTGGGCCGTCTTGATAACCTTCTAAAGGGGTTGGTTGGTGGGTTTTGACCTTCTCTGGGGGGCTACATGCCCCCTTTGTTTTGGCAGAAAAATCTGAAGGGGTATACGTATATGTGGAAAGCTGATTTTCCCCCTAACTATGGTCTTTTTTCAGCTATTTAAAGACTCTTTTCTTCTAAACTCTTGATATAACAAGGTTTCTACTGGACTTATAATCCAGTAAGCAGGGGAATCGGACAATTATTGATACTTTCTAGGTATTTATACTTAAATTTGTATTTAATCGGTGTCCTCCCTTTTACCGAATCAAGTATGCTTAACAAATTGCAACAATAGAGCTATCAAAGGGAAGTGAAAGGAAAGCCCAACCAAAAAGCGCTAAGTAGATTGAAAAAGTACTAAGTAGATCTATAATGAATTTCAGTTATCAGATTTATCTGGTAGCTAGTCCCAGAACCTTAAAAACTTATGTCGTATCATCAGTTTATTGATGAGGAAACCAAGGAGTCTTATGGATCCTTTGAAGTTTTCTATTATTCAGATAGCACTGGATTAGCTACAAGAATAGGACCAAAAGGTTTCTATTGGTGGAGTTGTTCTCCTGGCTGTATGCCAGACAATACAGATCCATCAGGACCATTTGAGACTCATCATGAAGCATTAGAAGATGCTTTAGCTTGTTAATCCTTTGATTATCCTATGGAGCCTCTTAAGGGAGGTTCCACAGGCTTATCTAATGAGCCTATTAAGTCCCAGAAACTTATTTACTATGCCTATTAATGCAGTTGATCAAGCAACTAAAGAATCAAATGTTCTTACTTTGCTTCATGAACTAATTGATGCCTTGCTGGATAAGCAAGAAAAAGCAATCAGAGAAAATCCCAGTGATGAGATCAACCGGATGCAATACGGAGTCAAAGAAGGTAAAAGATTCTACAAACTTACAGAATCTAGGCACGATTCCGAGCCTCATGGTTCTGTCCATTGTTTTGTAGAAAAAGATACTGGATTTGTTTTTAAAGCTGCCGGATGGTCACAACCTGCAAAGGGTGTGAGATATGACTTAAGTGATCCTGAAAGCAAAGCTAGATGCCTTGCTAATTGTGACCGCTATGGTTCTTATCTATACCGTTAATAGATGATCCTATGGAGGGCTTCCGAGCCTTCCACAGGCTCTTCTAATGAGCCTTTTACAACTGAATTATTAATTACTATGGAAACCATAGACAATTACTGCAATTACATAGAGTTGTGGTATGCCATGCTTAATTCTTTAAGTTCTAAGGGTGGTGAAGATTACTATGACGCTATTGCGTACATTGAGGATATGGAGCCTATTTTTAATCCTTTATAAACATGAACGAAAAGCAACTTTTTAAAGCTTATGGTTCCTCACCTGAGGAGTATCAGAAGCAGATTGAAAAGGATTATCGGAACTTATCCGATAAAGAATATGAAGCTGCAAAAGCTTATGAAGCTGATGCTTGGATCTTTAACGAGATCTAAACAAGATGATCCTTTAAAGGGCTCTATATGGGCCTTTTATAGGCTCTTCTCTGAGCCTTTTACAACAGCCCAAAACTAATTATGCCTTCTATTAAAGACTTTCAACATCCAATAGAAAGTCCTATCAATCCTAATCATTCATTTATGGCTAGGGAAGAGGTCAGAACACCTGTTAAAGATCTTCCTAGAAGTTACTTTGTCTATTCAGATAAGAAGTAACTAATAGAGACCATATAAACTTATGGTCTCTCTCTTTTTTTTTCTTTCTATTGCTTCAAAGGTTTATATATCCCTGGCCAAAATCTTGACGATTCCCTTAAGCGCACTTAGTGTTTAATGGAGTCCTCATAGTGGCTCCAAAAGACCCAGAATCTTTTTTTAAATGAAACACAACATCACTATGGCCTCTAATAAGGCCGAGATAATCGACTGCGCTCTTGAAATAATTCATAGTCAAGAGGGGGAGTTAAGTACCTTGCGTCAAAGACAAATCGTCTTAATATCCCTGGCCGGATTTTTCTTTACTTTGCATATGCTTTTTTAGTTATGACTCTTAAGTGCCCATCTTGTGGCTCTATAAGTTTCATTTCCGCTGGGGGTAGTCAGGAGAAAGTTCCTGACGCTCCTTCAGTGGAGACAAGAAACAAAGAAAACACTCCATACCTAAGAAGAAGGCGGAAGTGTAAGAAGTGCGGTCACTTGTTCTCAACTAGAGAATATGAAGTTAATCATCTTCAATCAAT